AGGGTCTGGCACTAATTCATCACACTTTTGTGCTATTTCATACAAACTAGCAACATCTATCTGATTGGCGTCTATATAACTACCTAAGCCGTACCTCTCGTTAGTTAATAAGTCATAGAAACACCATGCAGGGTTGTCAGTCCAAGATATTTTTGTAACTGTGCCATCCCACAGACCTGTGTAAGTACGAGATATAGGATCATAGTTGTGAGGTATTTTAACTTGCAGTAGCTTCATTAAGTACCCTCTAGTAGGGATACTATTAAAGTACTCAGAATTAATTTTTAATCCTACTATCGCACTATTGGGGTAGAATAGCTTGATTGTAGTTATGCAAGTAAGGCTATCAAAATATACTGTATCGGTCTTTTTAGTTCCGGTTTCCTGAGGAGTAACCCTCCAAGCTTTTACTACATAATTGTTGGAGTAGTTCGCTGCAGGTAAGTCATGTACAAAACTCCAAGTAAATTTACTAGAAGTTTTTCCTTCAATAGTTTTTGTGCCACTATCTAAAACTACCGAGCCGTCCCCTTTTAAGATTTGATACGCGTATGAGCTTGAATAACCTACTAGGTCTCCATTACTTTTATACTCATATAACGAAGGTATACTAAAAGTTACGCGTATTCTATTAGTGGTACCTCCTTGTACAACAGCTGTTTTGTATAAAGGAGTGCCGTCAGCATTTTTTTCTAGTTTTTCGCCTACAGATAACTCAGCTTCTACAGTGGGAAAGTTGCCAATGTTAGTAGAATCTCCTACTGGATTACTTTTTAACTCATTGAGAGTAGAGCCCCTTCTATACTCGAAATCTTTCAAGGTATAGTTAGTAGTGCCGTCAGGGTTCATTAGAGGTACCCCGTCCAAGTATATAGACTTTTGAGGGTTATCATTACCATTAGCAAAGCCTTCAATAGGTCCCTCACATAAAAGGTCAAGCACTTTAGCATAGCTTCTAGACTTAAGGTTATCCGCCTCTTCTATCGGAGTGTGCCCGCCACCACCTTTACCACCACCGCTGCCGTGTATTAACATATTATTCCCTATATAGTTTCATGCTCTAACCCGGCACTAATTACCCCCGAGCCTATCATTAAGGTACCATACCCTATTGGAACAGGGTGGCCTTGCATTATAGTATTAACAGGACCATTAAAATAAGTATTAGGGGTATTCTCCGGTCTTTCTTGTACGTTAGGTTTATTGGGAGCAAATAAAAGGCTTGACACTCCTGCTAGTATTAAACCTACCCCCATTTGTACGGCAAAGTTGCCTACAACTGCCGCTTTACCGGCAGCTGCTGCGCCTCCTCCTAATAAACTTGAGGTAAGTCCTGTGATATAAGGCGCAGCCATTATCAATGCAATACCCAGTACAACAGCAAAAATACCTCCACTCTTTCCGCCACCACCTGTTATAGCGGGGACTATATGAAGTTCAGAGGCAGAGCCTAAAGGTTCCAGTACACTAGTGTTGTCTCTATACATGTCGCCGGTTCTCACGTGAAAACCTGGTTGGTATCCAATTATATGCTCTTTGAAACCTTTAAAGTTAGCCCCAATTACCCCCATCACTTGCTGGATAGTAGTACCACTAACTACAATTTTGTCTACAAACTTAGTGGCTAAATCTCCATAAAGATAAACGGTTCTCATCATAAAAAGCTCCTATGCCTAAATACATTAGAAGTAGCCTTTCGCCAAAAGCTACCGTATTGTTCTTTACAAGATAATCTATTGTACCCATGATGGGCAATACTATTAGTATCATAATATACTGCACTATGACTAGCGTACTCTGTATTGCCTGTATTCATTAGTAATACATCATACTTCTTCAAGTCTTTAACTTCCGTAAATCCATACTCACTTGCTTTATCGATAAACGTGTTTTTATATTTAGCCCAGTATGCGTCTGTTTCTTGGTGCCTAGGTAGTTCTATATTAAGCTCTTCTTTGTATAAGTCGCAAATAAAGTTCCAACAATCATAAATCCCGTACACATACTCTCTACCGAACAAAGGTAAATCTTTTCGAGGAGGTTTTATAGTATGATAGCCTTTAGTCTTTATAGAGTATATTATCCAAGGTACCCCTGTTTTCACACAACTTAACTGGTCTTGGTCAGAAGGTCTTTCATCTACTGTCGTATGTGAGTGAAATACGGCTAACAGCTCGGAATCTTTTAATGCCCTTATCTGGTCTATAGGATCTATTATAAAATCCTCTGTTGGATTAGCAGATATATTTTTACAAGGCCTAAATAGTTTTTTACCTTTAAAGTTAACGATTAATCCACAGGCTTCTTTTGGGTACTCACTAACTGCATAAGCTACTAGTATAGTGCTTATTTCAGTGTCTAATAAATTAGTATTGTAATAGTCCTGCACCTGGAAACCCTCCAAAAGGTAAAGCTTGGTCTACCCCGTTAATTGGAGGAAATCTAAGTTTACACTCATCTAATGTTTTTTTACAAGAGCCATACGCTGTACCTGTATACCCGCAGTTAGCGTCTTTAAACACCCAGAAACAGTGGTTCTGTAAAATGGTTCGTCTAGGCAGCTTAACGCTTGTTATATCCAGTGCACTTGCTAACTCATACTTTACATACTCATCAGTTTCTTCTACTTTTCGGTCAACAAAATATACCTCTTGAGGGAACTCAGCTAAAGGATCCGCAGAAACATTGCCTTCCTCGAAATTTACAGCGTCTAAGAACTTTATCATAGTTCTATGCCTTATTACTTTAGCCCCTATAAAGTCGTTCAGGGCTAAATTAAGGATAGTTACTAGACCCCCTATATTAGCTACGGTAAAGTTGGGGGTAGGTAATTGTCCAGAGCTACTATACTCAAAACCCTCTCCTAATACAGGAAATAAAGCATACTTTTTCCCCTGCCAAGTAACTTCTTCACCTTTAAGGTTAAGGTCTGTAAAAAACCTTAGAGTGCGATAACTACTCATAGTTGTAACATCTGCGTAGTTAGAGTCCCCTAGCTCGGGGGCTACGGAAGCTAACTCCGCATCTGTAAACTGGTCGGGAGGGAAATACACTTCAAATAAGTCAACTAGTCTACTAGGGGCGGACTTTAGAGCCTCTTGCATTAAAGATAAACTCATAGGTCAAACACCTTTTCAAATTCGCAGCTAATGCTAGCATCTAGATGGGAATTATGGGTAATATCCCAACTGTTGCAAATTACTTTGTACTGAATAGTAGAGCTAGGAGGAGTCCACAAAAAGTAGTCCACTCCTGCTCTTGCGGCAAAAAACCCTAATATTGTAGTGGCTGCGTTTACTGGGATACTATTCCAGTTAATACTCCAAGTTTGGTTGAGGGTGTTTATACCAGCAGCTATTCGCTGCTGGTATCCATCGCCAAATTGAGCCTTACTGACGCGGGGGGTTATTTTACTAGAAAACCCTTTAGAAGGGTTTGGTATTGGTATACCATCATAAGTTAAGTTATTAAAATTTTCTGCCATTTTTATTACCTATACAATAAACCCCCTGGCTTACGTTGCTTAATTAACTCGGCTTGTACGGTTTGCTTAACCGCTGCACTTAACTGCTTACCAAACTCACTAGCTACATCTACATTAGACTTGGTCTCGGTAGTTCCGTCTTTTTGTACACTTACATTGACTTGAATACTGGTGTCTCCCATAGTTATTCCACCGGAGCTGCCTTTTAAAGTAACAGGTATGCTACGGTTGTCGGGTAGCGGGACAAATGCCTCGTTTTGACTACCTTCGCCAAATATAGCTAACTGAGGGCTAGTGGCTATTCCGCCTTGAGCATATGCATGAGTAGGTAGATTATATACACCTTTAGGTCCTATAACTCCACCTTTCTCAGCAAAAGCAAGCATAACAGCTTTAGTAATAGCAGCATTCATAAATATGCTCAGCGTATTCGCGAATACGTTAGATATTATACTGTCCCCTTGAAGGGCAGTCCTAATACCCCCACTAATAGAACTTCCCAGTCCCCTAGCAATTTGCTGCTCTACCTTATCTTGCTCCTTCTGGGGGAAAACACCTGTGGAGCTAGCGGAAGCGCCAACTCCCTGCAAAGGTGTAGCAGTAGCAGCCTCACTAGCTGCAGTGCTTGCTCTGTTTTCTAAAACTAGGGAGAGTCTGCTTAGGTTTTCTGTAACTCCTACAACGCTAGTATCCATCTTATCTAAGCCAGACGTTGAGTCTTGTAACATTTTATCAAACCCGTTTTGAATAGGATCAACTTCTCTTAGGATGTTACCAGACGTTGAGTCTTGTAACATTTTGCCAAACTCTGCTTGAATAGGATCCCCTTCTATTTGGATGATACCAGTCGGTGTTGACTGACTTGGGAGATAACCATACATACCAGGATCACCTCTGTATTTGTAATACTTATCAAGGGCTTGATTGAAGAAAGGTAGCCCTTTTTGGGGTGCGAGGGCAGGGCTTAGCTGCAGCTTTACAGACTCTGGCCAGTCTGCCTGGTTTAGTTTATTTATATAATTTAGTTCTGCTACCCTCATGCGCTCTTCAAGTTCTATCTCCTCCCTGTAGAGACGCTCTTGATCT